TGTGGCCGGCGTCAGAGTCGGTGCCGTCGTTAAAAGGAGCGCCGATCGCCACGCGCATGCCGTCTGAGGACATAGATACCGAGTACCCGGAGTTGTCCCCCGCGGCCTCGCCGTCGATGTCTGAGCCCACCTGGGACCATAACCCACTGCTCTCGGAGTACACGCGCACATGACCGGCATTGGACCCGGTGCCGTCGTTTCTGCGAGCGCCGATCGCCACGCGCGTGCCGTCCGAGGACATAGATACCGAGTACCCGGACTGGTCGCTCGCAGCCTCGCCGTCGATGTCGTCGCCCACCTGCTCCCATGTTCCGCTGTTGTCATAAAACACGCGCACATGGCCGGCGGAGCCGTTCCTGCGAGCGCCGATCGCCACGCGTGTGCCGTCCGAGGACATAGATACCGAGTACCCGGACTGGTCGCTCGCAGCCTCGCCGTCGATATCTTGGCCCACCTGGGACCATGCACCCGATCCGTCGGCGAAGACGGCGAGAGTGAACACCCGCACGTGGCCGGCGGTGCCGTTGTTTTTGCGAGCGCCGATCGCCACGCGTGTACCGTCCGAGGACATAGATACCGACCACCCGAATTCGTCGCCCGCAGCCTCGCCGATGATATCTTGGCCCACCTGGGTCCACAGAGAAGTTCCACTGTTCCAATCATACACCCGCACGTGGCCGGAGTTGGAGCCGTTGCTGCTGTCGTTGAGGATAGCACCGATCGCCACGCGCGTGCCGTCTGAAGACATAGATACCGAGGTCCCGGAGTAGTCGCCAGCAGCCTCGCTGTCAATGTCGTTGCCCAATTGTGAAATTGTGTCTGTAGATTCGATGACGTTGGTTGTACCAGTTTCTTCTTTCGCCAAAAAGAATAATTCTTTAACGGGGTTTATAAATTTTAACAGCGCCGATTTCTTCGTTTCATTAGGTTTAAATGTTACTGTAGAAACCTGTAATTGTGTAATCAAATAATCCATGGGTCTCGTGAGTAAATAATTACGCTCATCTTCGGTAACAAAGAAAAAGTCTACTAAGACGGAAGCATTTAAAATTCTCCCATCTTCGGTGACTTCTCGAGTAACATTTCCATCTCCCTGAATGGTATATTTAAACGTAACATCGTCATCGATATCCTTGAACGTTAATTCTATTTCTATCATCTGTTTTTTAAGCGCACACACGGGTATAGCCAAACTTGGGTTCCTAAAAAAATAAAAGGGAAGATTTACATAAAATGTATCGTATGACCCAGATACAGTTAAGTGGTTCCCCTGACCATTTAAGAAATAAAGTGTTTGAGCGACGTCATCTTTATTACTATGTAGCTGGTCGTACATCGTTATGTACTCCCCCGTGAGTCGTTCGATTGTTTGGCCTCCCATCTTAAGATCCACATGTTTTAATAGATTTTTCGCCACTGGTATGTTATAATAGTGTTTTTCCGTGGATGTATTGGTGGGTAATGTTCCTAATCGTAATTTAAGAGTCATAGATCTAACCAAGTCTCCGACGTTATTAGGTACTATAGACCGTAAATTACTCCCAAGTTTGAAATCACCTGTAAAAGGTAACTCGACCGTTTCGGTGGAAAATCGAGTATGCCTTCTAAATATTGTAACAAAATACGAGTAACTGGGGTCTCCGGAAAGCCATTGATCTTGAATTCCCCTGACGGCGATTCTAGCTCGACCAGCCATTCTTAATACATGCGAGTAAAATTTTGTGAAATAAAACGGTGCAGTATTATAGATGGATTTACGTTTAAGAAAATTTAAACCAGCGGCTATGGCCGACGATAAAGTATGTGTATTTATAGGTAAAAGAAATACAGGTAAATCCACACTTGTTACCGATATTTTGTGGCACAAAAAGCATTTACCAGCGGGTATAGTCTTGTCTGCTACAGAAGAGGGTAATCATTACTATCAACAATTTATACCAGATCTGTTCATATACGGAGATTACGATAGAGAGGCGATAGAGAGAGTTATGGACCGTCAGAGAAAGCTCGTGGGTGCTGGAAAGAAAAACTGTGGCGCATTCCTCTTATTGGACGATTGTATGTACGACAATAAATTCATGCGCGATACATGCATCAGGCAATGTTTTATGAATGGCAGACACTGGAAAATTTTTTTCATGTTGACGATGCAGTATTGTATGGACTTACCACCGGCGCTGCGAGCTAACGTAGATTATGTGTTTATTCTCAGGGAAAATATCATTCAGAATCGAGAGAAGCTTTACAAATCCTTTTTTGGTATTTTCCCGACGTTCGATATGTTTAATAAGGTGATGGATAGTTGTACCGAGAATTATGAATGTTTGGTTTTAGATAATACGTCTAAATCAAATAAAATAGAAGACTGTGTATTCTGGTACAAGGCGAATTTACATAAAAATTTCAAAGTAGGTGCACCGGAATATTGGCAGGCGCATAAAAAGATGTTTAACCCGAAAGGAAGTTCTATAAATCGTCTAGATCCCAAGAAGATAAAAAATAGATCCACACAACTTAAGGTTACCAAGACGAGATAATTTTATCTCTTTACAGTAAGATGCCCACACCTAGATCGGGTACATCCATGAACATAAATCAGGGAAACAGAAATGTCGAAAATTACCTGTTTAGGCGAAATGTCATGAACATAAATACAGTTGGTTCGGGTATGTTAGGTAAGCGAAAGCGTCTTCCATCGAACTACATACCCGTCGCTAACAGTGCAAAACGAAAAGATCTAGAAATGGTAGCAAAGGTTGTCAGAGTTTCCAACACGAGAGCATCTATACAGCTCCCCAAACGTGTAATAAAAGAGTTACGTTCGATAAACAATATGTCCACTCTTAAAAGGTGGGAATACGGTGGTAAAATAGATTTTGTGTCCGACGGTAATACGATTAAATTTAACGTTCCTACACGTTTCACCTCGCAACAAAGAATGCAAGTGAACGGGCATATCGTAGGAATTTTTAGGAATTCTTACATTTCATACCACACACACCCGGGTATATCGACTGCTACGGGTAATACACCTTTACCCTCGAATACTCGAAACGTGTACGTCACACTTCCAAGTGGAGCAGATTTTGAAGCGTATATTAAGGGGTATCCGGGAATGCAAGCGAACATCATCGCAGATAGACACGGATATTACGTTATCGATATTTTGGAGTCCGTAGATAGGGGACAGAGACCCGTTCCCGCCACCGTGAATAGACACATGGAATGGGTTCGTTCTCAGCCATTTTTCACTTCTAGAGTGTTTGGGGAAGATGGGCAGGAGTATTTTCAGACTACGTTAAGAGACTGGAAAGGGGCTATTAACGGAGAATTGAATACACACATGAAGCGTATATTTGGTATTTCTATAAAGTATTACATGTACGACGAAGAACCCGCTACGATTACGGTGAGTCGTGTCGACAATTCGAGCGGTCGATAGAATCTTCTAATTCATCGACTTCATACCATGCGAAATGACATTCTTTTGAATTTTTATCATGTGAGCATATTTCTTCAGCTTCCTCTATAGCTTCCTTGAAACGTAGACGAAGACGTAAATTTTCCGTTACTGTTTTTTTAGACCGTGTTTTGATAGATTTCTTTTCATATAAATTATTCAGGACGTTTTCCCTAGTTTTCGCCAGCCTGTATTTATATGAATCATTTGCGGAATACATAAAACATACCATACTATTATATCAGAAATTATGTTTATATATATTAAGAATGGCTGGTAATTGGCTACTTAATGTAGAGGTTATCATTCGAATGATGATGATATTCGGAACTATATTCATACAGCTTTTATGGGCAAAGAAGAGTATTCCGGGTTGGGATGAATATGCTATTTCCGGAGCCGCGATAATATCTATATTTTTTCATTGGTTTTTAGTTTTATTTAAACCCAATCTCGTAAAGGATCTTATAAAAATGACCAGATAAACGAGTACCGGATTAAAATTTTACACTTAAGTTAATTTTTAATATGTTTAATTTAAGTATAAAACATGACGTACACCATCAGTGCATCCTGGGACGAGCTCGAACGCCAATCGTTTGATTCGATCGTATATTATACAGAACGCGCGACTGAATATGTTGAAACGAATTTTCCCAACTATCCAAATACTCTCAAAGTTCAACTCATCACGATGATGGTTAATAATTCGAACAACCAGTGGACCACATCAACCAATTTTATCGCTGCACAAGAGCACCTTAGTAGACAGCAAGAAGATTAAAGAATAGATACCATATTTTAATATAATGTCATATAATTCACCCGAGTGTAACTTTCGATACAAGGTTTCTTCCCTGGAAAGGGTCGTTGACGGAGATACCATTGACGTTTGCATTGATCTAGGATTTGATGTATGCACGAAGCAGCGTGTCCGTCTTCTAGGGATCGATACACCCGAGTCTCGTACTCGCGATACTGTGGAAAAGGTCTTTGGTCTTATCTCCAAGAAGAAGCTCAAGGAATGGTGTCTAAAGGCGGTCGCGTCTGAGAAAGATGACATTGAAATTGAGCTTCGCTGCCCAGAGGCGGATTCTAGGGGTAAGTTTGGGCGTGTACTCGCCGAAGTCTGGGTTTCTGAGGACGGTGTATGGACCAATGTCAATAAATGGCTATGCGATAAGGGATACGCAGTGCCTTATGTCGGTCAAAATAAGGCAGATGTTGAGAAGCTGCATATCGAAAATCGTAAGCGACTCGTTGAGCAGGTAAAGGATAACGCGTTATATCCAGAGATTATTGCTAGTATCACAAACTAAATATAACACGGTAGTACAAAAAAATCACCATTCGCCCTTGTAGCTTAGTTGGTAGAGC